GAGATGGATGAATTCTATGTCGAAAGTATCTGATAATTCGGGTACTACTAATCCTGAAAGCTACACCAAAGATGCATATGTTTATCAATTAGGCAGATCTGCGGTTGCACCTAATTCTCAGGAATCGGATCAAAATCTTCCCGTTCTTAGAACCTATAAATTCTATAGTGTCTTCCCAACTAACATCTCACAGTTAGACCTATCTTACGATTCTGCAGACGCTGTTGAAGAGTTCACAGTTACTCTTCAAGTACAGTGGTGGGAATCTGCCGGAAATGGTGGAGATGTCGCTTGATAAATAGTCTTTGATATCAAAGACAAAATATTTAAAATGTCGAAACTCTTCGGATTTTCTATTGAAGATAATGAAAAGACCCCCAAGGGTGTAGTCAGTCCCATTCCCACTACAGGTGAGGGTGGGGCTGATTACTATATCCAAGGGGGTTTTTCTAGTCAAGTTGTAGATATTGAAGGTATCTACAAATCAGAGCATGAACTGATCAGAAGATATAGAGAGATGTCTCTCCACCCAGAGGTGGATAATGCGATCGAAGATGTTGTAAATGAAGCTATTGTTTCGGATCAAAATGATTCTCCAGTAGAGATTGATCTAGAAAATCTTAATGCGAGTGATGGTATTAAAAATATCATCCGCAAAGAATTTAAGCACATTAAAGATCTTTTAGACTTTGATCTCAAGTCTCATGAGATTTTTAGAAATTGGTATGTCGATGGTAGACTATACTACAATAAAGTAATTGACATTCAAAATCCAAAAGAAGGTATTCAAGAGCTTAGATATATTGACCCTCTCAAAATGCGCTATGTGCGTAAAGAAAAGAAAAAAGATGATCGGAATGATATTTTCAATAGCGGTGGTGTAAGAGAAGAACAAAAAGTATACTTCCCAGAAATTGAGGAGTATTTCATGTATACTCCCAAACCCCAATACCCAACAAACATTGCTTCCCCTGGTGGTAGCACTGCTATGAAGGGAATTAAGATTTCAAAAGATGCTATTACATATTGCACTTCTGGTCTTGTAGATAGAAATAAAGGATCAGGTCTTTCATATCTTCACAAGGCAATCAAGTCTCTCAATCAACTTAGAATGATTGAAGATTCTCTTGTCATCTATAGATTGTCACGCGCACCAGAGCGCCGTATTTTCTACATTGATGTTGGCAATCTTCCTAAGGTAAAAGCAGAGCAATACCTTCGTGAAGTAATGATGCGCTACCGTAATAAGTTGGTGTATGATTCCAACAGCGGTGAGATTCGTGACGACAAAAAAATGATGAGTATGCTGGAAGACTTCTGGCTTCCTCGCCGTGAGGGTGGTCGTGGCACAGAAATTACCACACTTCCTGGTGGTCAAAATCTTGGCGAACTTGCTGATATTGAATACTTCCAATCCAAACTCTATAGATCTTTAGGTGTGCCTGAATCTAGAATCGCTGGTTCTGGTGATGGTTTCAATCTCGGTCGTTCTTCTGAAATTTTAAGAGATGAACTAAAGTTCTCTAAGTTTGTTGGTCGTCTCCGTAAGCGTTTTAGTGCAATGTTTATGGATATGCTCAAGACACAACTACTCCTTAAGAATGTTGTTACTCCCTCAGATTGGGAAGTGATGTCTGAGCACATTCAGTTTGACTTCTTATATGATAATCACTTTGCAGAGCTTAAAGATAAAGAATTACTTGAAGGTCGTTTAGGACTTCTTGCAATGATTGAACCTTATGCAGGACGCTATTACTCTACCGAGTATATTCGGCGTCAAGTTCTGCGCCAAAGAGATCAAGAAATTGTTGAGATTGATCAACAAATTGAAGAAGAAATTGCGTCTGGAGTTCTCCCAGATCCAAATCAACAAATGCTTGAGATGGAAGCAGGAGACCCAATGCTACAGGGACAAGAAGACCCTAATGCATTGCCAGGTCAATCTCCGCAACCCCAATTACCAAAAGCATCAGAAGGGGAAATCTGATAAATAAGTTATATATCTGACTTATATCCATGGAAGAACTAGTAAATATGATTGCGACGGATTCGTCTGCTGTGAATATTAGTGACCAAATTAAAGATCTCCTTTACCAAAAAGCTGCCTCTAAAGTAGACGCTTTGCGTCAACCATCTGCAGCTAATTTATTTGGTGAACCATCTCAAGAAACCGAGGACCAAGAATAATGGCAAGAACCTTATTAAAGGGAGCAGAAATTGCTTGTCCGACAACAACTGGTGCCGCAACTAGTTTTACTCAAGCAACAGTTGTTCGTTTAGTAAATACTGCAGCAGCTACGGCAGTCGTAAGTCTTGTTGAAACTCAAAGTGGAACTGCTATTGGTTCTATGACGATGGCAGCAGGTTCGGTTGAATTTTTGGAAAAACAACCAACGCAATGTGTGTTTGCTAGTGCCACAACAGTAAAAGGTGCAAAAGTAGGATTTACCGCATAAAAACAATGAAACTTATCACGGAAGAAATCGAACAGGTTGAAGTTATCGTTGAAGAACGCAAAGGCGTGAAATCAATGTATATTGAGGGAGTTTTCCTACAGGGTGACATCCAGAACCGCAATGGTCGGATGTATCCTATGGATACTCTCCGTAGGGAAGTCAGTCGTTACAACGAAAGTTTTGTCGGTAAAGGCAGAGCTCTTGGAGAACTTGGACATCCTGAAGGACCTACCCTCAACCTGGATCGCGTATCTCATAAAATTACATCTCTCAGAGAAGAGGGAACTAATTTTGTAGGTAAAGCTAAAATTCTCAACACCCCCATGGGTAAGATTGCACAAAATCTTATTGATGAAGGTGTCAAGTTGGGAGTTTCTTCCCGTGGTCTTGGAACTTTAGCGGTAAATGAGAATGGTATTAAGATCGTTTCTAACGATTTTATGCTTGCAACTGCTGCTGATATTGTAGCAGACCCCTCCGCACCTGATGCATTTGTATCGGGAATCATGGAAGGAAAAGACTGGGTAATGGATGGTAGTATTGTCCGCGAAAAACTCGTGGAGAAGACATACAAGCAAATTAATACCCTAGTTGATGAAAGAGCATTGCAGGAGAACAAGTTGGCATTATTCAACAAGTTCCTGTCAAGTCTCTAATTTATAAATAAATATAGATTATATCTAGATAACGATCTAATCGGAGAGTTCACCAATGTCCGCTAAGGAATTACAAGAAATGGAAAATCCCGTAACAAGGGGTGCGAAAGGAGCTGAGGCTATGCCTAAGCTTTCTGATCCTGGAACTGGTTTGGCTGCTGTACAAGATCTTGGTGGGCCTACCCCCGAGAACTACAAAGCCGACGATGATTCAGCGAAACTCGCAGAACCCAAAGTTAAAACTGTTAAAGATGTCGTAAATCGTGGCGCTAAAGCTGCCGAACCAATGCAAAGTCTTTCTGCTGGCGATACCGTCGAAGTAGAAGGCGAGCAAGAAGTTGTAGCTGAAGATGAGTCCACGCAAGAGGAGGCAACTCCTTCTGTTGATATTGAAGAAGATCTTTCTGCCCTTTTTGGCGGCGAAGAACTTTCCGAAGAGTTTCAATTAAAAGCCCGCACAATCTTTGAGGCTGTAGTTACTGCTAAAGTAACCGAAGTCCAAGAAGAGATGGCTGCACAATACGAAGAGCAACTTACCGAACATCTTGAGTCTGTTAAGTCAGAACTCGTAGAGCGCGTCGATGCATACCTTGAGTATGTTTCTGAAGAGTGGATCTCCGAGAACAAGATTGAAGTTGAGCACGGTCTCAAGACCGAAATGACCGAATCGTTCCTGCAAGGAATGAGAGGTCTATTTGAAGATCATTATGTACACATCCCTGATGAGAAATATGATGTCTTGGAGAGTATGGTCTCCAAACTTGATGAAATGGAAGGCAGACTTAACGAACAGATCGAAGCTAACATTTCTCTTAACAAGCGCCTTGGCGAATCTACAGCTGATGGAATTTTCCGTGAAGTAACCGAGGGTCTTGCTGTAACACAAAGAGAGAAACTAATCGCATTGTCTGAAGGTGTTGAGTTTGAGGGTGAAGAATCTTATCGTGAGAAGCTGGTTACACTGAAGGAATCGTATTTTCCCGGTGAGCAAAAGTCAGTTTCTAACAAAGTGGAAACACTGTCTGAGGGCGTGACCTCAGAGACTGGTGTTGAGGCATCTGCTTCAATGACCCAGTATTTGAAAGCCCTTGGGATGAAGTAAAAAACTCCGCAAATTTAAACACTAAATCTAATGTACAATCAAGAATCATTAATGGAGAAGTGGGGTCCACTTCTCGACGCCGAAGGCGTTGATCCTATTAAGGACGCGCACCGTCGTTCTACAACTGCTGTTCTCCTTGAGAACCAAGAGCGTTTCCTCAAAGAGCAATCTGCTTTTGAAAGCGGCAATGGTATGCTCTCAGAAGCTGCTCCTACTAACAGCGGCAACGCTGTAGGTGCTTCTGGTGCTTTCAGTGGCGGTTCTGCTGCTGCTGGTCCTACCGCCGGTTTCGATCCCGTTCTGATCAGCCTGATTCGCCGCTCGATGCCGAATCTGGTTGCTTATGAACTCGCTGGCGTTCAGCCGATGAACGGTCCTACAGGACTGATCTTCGCAATGCGTTCACGCTACACCAATCAGGCTGGTACTGAGTCGTTCTTCGACGAGCCAGATTCCGCATTCTCTGCCAACAAGGCAGGTACAAACATCGGTCAGGCAACACAAGGTGATTACACCTCTGCTGTTGATGACGACGGTACTGTTGGTTTCGGTTCTACTGGCGTTCAGCGTGGTACTAACCCCGCAATCCTCGAAGGCACTGCTTCCGACGCTGTACAATCTCAGTATTCACTGGGTCAAGGTATGGCTACTGGCGACTCTGAGGCACTCGGAGACGGCAGCAATGGCGACTTCAACGAGATGGCATTCTCGATCGAGAAAGTCACTGTTACCGCTAAGTCCCGTGCTCTGAAAGCAGAGTACAGCATGGAATTGGCACAAGACCTTCGTGCTATCCACGGTCTTAACGCTGAAGCAGAACTCGCTAACATCCTGTCTAGCGAAATCCTTGCTGAAATCAACCGCGAAGTTATTCGTACCATCTACAAAACTGCTGAAGCTGGTTCACAGGCAAATGTTGCCAACGCTGGTTTCTTCGACCTCGATGTTGACTCCAACGGTCGCTGGTCTGTTGAGAAGTTCAAAGGTCTTCTGTTTAACATCGAAAGAGATGCTAACAGAATCGCCCAAAGAACTCGTAGAGGGAAGGGTAACATCATCATGACATCTGCTGATGTTGCTTCCGCTCTGACGATGGCTGGTGTACTTGATTACACCCCTGCCCTTAACGCTAACCTTCAGGTTGACGACACCGGCAACACCTTCGCTGGTACTATCAACGGTAAGTACAGAGTCTACATCGACCCCTTCGCTGCTAACTCTGCTGCTAATCAGTACTATGTTGTTGGCTATAAGGGTACTAGCCCTTATGACGCTGGTCTCTTCTACTGTCCTTATGTTCCCCTCCAACTGGTTCGCGCCGTTGGTGAGAACAGCTTCCAGCCCAAAATTGGCTTCAAGACCCGCTACGGTCTTGTCTCCAACCCCTTCGCTGAAGGCACCGCTCAAGGTTTGGGTCGCATCACCTCTAACAGCAACCGCTACTATCAGCGTACTGTTGTTAAGAACCTCATGTGATTTATATCTCACATACTTAACACTGGGACCTCTTCGGAGGTCCTTTTTTTTATGAATTTTTAGTTTACTTCATTAAGTTAGCATACGCTGACTAAATAGTAATAGAATTAGATACTACCATGATCTGAAAACCCTTTATATTATATTTCTAAACTTAAGGTGGACAAATGCATAACTTACTGTCTCGAGCTCAATTAGATGAGTGGAGAAATTTTGAACAGACTGCTGATGACTTTGCTGTAGAGCAGCAACAAAGGGAGAATGACTATTATGAATGTTTGATAGAATGCGATTCGTTAAGTGCGCCGGAATGTAAGAGGATATGCAAAGAGGTGCTTTTATGATAGAATAGAGATTCCGTGTGAAGGAAGTGAGAGACCCGAAAGGGTCTCTTTTTTTGTCTAAATAAAAATAAAAATGTCCTTCCTCGGCAAGCAGATAGAAAACAAAAATTATCTGTCTCCTACGGGATTTAAATTCAATATTGTAAAAACTCCCAAAGTAGATTTCTTTTCTAACAGTGCAAAGATTCCTGGTATCCAATTAGGAAATGTAAAGGTTGGAAACTACTTGAAGTCTATTGACCTTCCTGGTGACAATATTCAATTTGAAGATCTCACTCTACAGTTTATTGTAGATGAAGATTTAGAAAATTATCTAGAAATTCATAACTGGATCTATGGTCTTGGATATCCTGAGAGTGTGGATGACTTTAAGACTTTAATTACAGCTGCAGACGGGTCTAAAGATACTAAAGAGCAGTTTAGTGATGGAACTCTAGCTATTTTAAATAGCAATTTCAATGTAAGTGCTAGGGTTAAATTTAGAGATTTGTTCCCAGTATCACTGAGTTCTCTCGAATTTACTGCCACCGAAACTGATTATACATACTTTACAGCAACAGTGACATTTAAGTATCTGTTCTACACTATTGAAGCTGCGACTTAACTTATGGATCTTGAGACTATACAAAGTATGTGGGAGAAAGACTCACAGATTGATCAAGACAACTTACATGATGAGGCAGCGAAGATTCCATCTCTTCATGCAAAATATTTTGATATCTACAACAATATAAAGTTGTTAAGAGAAAGAGCAACAACTTTAGAGAATAAGATTAAGTTAGAAAGACACTTGTATTATACGGGTAAATCAGATCCCAAGGTTTATGAGACCGATCCTTTTCCTTACAAAGTTAGGGAGAAAGATGCAGTACAAAGATATATGCTAGCTGATGAAAAAGTTCAGACAGCATCTTTAAAAATTAAATACTACGATGTCATGTTGACATACCTGGAAGATATTATCAAACAGGTAAGCAACAGGGGATATCTGATTAAAAATATTATCGATTGGCACAATTTTCGTGCGGGGTAACGATGACTAAGTTAGTCGTGTCCAAGAAGAATGAAGTCTTTTTAAAGATTGAATCTGAGCCTCATGTATATCAAGAATTATCTGATCACTTTTCATTTGATATTGAAGGTGCTAAGTACATGAATCAGTATCGTAAAAGATACTGGGATGGAAAAATTAGATTATTCTCAACACATACTAGAGAGTTGTATGTTGGATTATTAGATAAGTTGGTATCCTTTTGTAAAAGACAAGGATATGAATATGAATTTTGCGATAATAAATTCTATGGTACACCTTACGAAGAGAATGAATTTATCTCTAAAGAAGGAATCAAAGATTATATGCTGACTATTTGTAATCGTCAACCTCGTGATTATCAAGTAGAGGGAGTATTCGATGCTCTAAGACACAATAGAAGGTTAGTGATAAGCCCCACAGCCTCCGGCAAATCTTTGATGATTTACTCAATCGTGAGGTACTATACAGAGCGCAAACAAAATATCCTCCTAGTTGTTCCAACGACATCTCTGGTAGAGCAGATGCATAAGGACTTTGAGGAGTATGGATGGGATGCTTCTTCATATTGTCAAAAAATTTATGCAGGTAAGGAACGAGAGGCAAAATCACCTGTCGTAATAACAACCTGGCAATCTATCTATAAGTTGGAGAAAAGTTATTTTGAACGATTCAATGTCGTGATTGGCGATGAGGCTCATTTGTTTAAGGCAAAGTCTCTTACTAATATCATGACTAAGTTACATCAAGCAAAATATCGTTTTGGTTTTACTGGCACACTAGACGGAACACAAACTCATAAGTGGGTGCTAGAGGGATTGTTTGGACCATCTTACAAGTTAGTTCGTACCGAGGAACTAATGAACAAAGGGTATCTGGCAAAACTAAATGCTAAGATTCTTTTGTTAAAACATGATGAGAGAGTATTTGATTCATACTTAGAAGAAATTGATTACTTAATTTCTCACGACAAAAGAAATAAATTTATTAAAAATTTAAGCTTAGACTTAAAAGGAAATACTCTAGTACTCTTTGCAAGAGTTGAGGATCATGGAAGGGTTCTTTTTGATATGATAAATAAAAACATAGAAGAAAATCGGAAAGTCTTCTTTATCCATGGTGGAGTAGATGTTGAGGATAGAGAACTAGCCCGTTCCATTATTGAAACTGAAACCAACTCAATCATTGTTGCTTCTTACGGAACTTTTTCTACTGGAATTAATATTAAAAATCTACATAATGTAATATTTGCATCTCCATCTAAATCAAGAATTAGAAATTTACAATCGATTGGTAGAGTTCTTAGAAAAGGCACTAACAAATTTAGCGCAACACTTTATGATATTGCTGATGATTGTACTTTTCGTTCCAAAAGAAATTACACATTAAACCATCTCATTGAAAGAATTAAAATTTACAAAGAAGAAAAATTTAATTATGATATGGTAACTATCAACCTGAGGGAAAAGCATGAACGATGACTTTTACGCGAGTATCAAATTAGTATCTGGTGAAGAAATTTTTGCCATTACTTCTTCAGAAGACGACACTTTAATTTTACAAGATCCTGTCTGTATTGAAACAATACATGGACCAAGAGGCTCTTTTATAAGAGTTGAACCATGGATGCATGTTCCTAATGATCAATTTTATTTTATTGACAAGAGACAAATTATTACAATGACAGAAGTTGAGAGTGATAATGAAATGATTGATTATTATACAAATTATATAATTGACGCTGCTGAAGATAGAATGGGAATCAACACTAGATCTAGCGGCAAAGTAAAACCATCTGAAAAAATGGGATACAGAGGAAGCGTTAAGTCTGCAAAAGAAAAACTAGAACAGCTTCTACAGTTAGAGTGTGATCCTAGAGCAGGCATTGCAACTCATGCTTAAGCTTCAAAGCTAAGATACAGTGCTTCTGAACTTCGACAAAGTTATTCTACAGAGAAAAGCATAGTTTGTCAAGTTGTGCTATAATATAAACATGAACCTACAGCAGATATGCCTAAAAAAAGATCTGAACATTATGTAAATAATAAAGAATTGTTAGATGCGATGGTTGAATATCGCATCAAATCAAGACTTGCTAAAGAGAATGGAGATACTCCTCCACCTATTAGTAATTATTTGGGTGACTGTTTTCTTAAGATTGCTACGCACCTTTCATACAAACCTAACTTCGTGAACTATATGTTCCGAGAGGATATGATTGGTGATGGTATTGAGAATTGTGTACAATATATTCATAACTTCAATCCAGAGAAATCAACAAATCCTTTTGCATATTTTACTCAGATTATTTACTACGCATTTCTTCGTAGAATTCAGAAAGAAAAAAAGCAATTAGAAATTAAAACAAAAATTATTGAAAGAACTGGATATGATCAAGTAATGGTTATTGAAGATGGAGCTAACGGGTCTACAAGCGACTACAACACCATCAAAGATAACATTCAATACAGGACATCAAGATGAACGACAGAGAGCGTCTTACTAAGCAAGTAAAAGAATCAGACCCATGTCGAGATAATTCTGATAGAGGGTATTGGCGTAAAAGACTTCGTGATCTAGAACAAGGTAAAGTAAATGAAACTGACTCAAAATCTAATTGATGAAATAGCATGTGCCATGGACATGCGTAAAAAGAACGGTGATCCAGTATGGGATGATGGTGATGAAATTGCGATTGAGATAGCTGGTACATTTGCTGCAGATAAATTTATTGTCATTAAAAACAAAACTAAATCTCCAGTAATTTCATCCTTACCTATGGATAGAGAACACAAACCACATCATTTGAAATGAAAATTGGAATCATAACTGATCAGCACTTTGGTGCTCGTAAGGGCAGTAAATTGTTTCATGATTATTTTTTAAAATTTTATGATGAAACCTTTTTTCCTACTCTTCTTGCTGAGGGTATCACAACTATTATCGATATGGGAGATACTTTCGACAATCGTCGGAGCATTGACTTCTGGTCTCTCAAATGGGCTAAAGAGAATTACTACGATCGTCTCCGTGATATGGGGATCACTGTATACACTGTTGTGGGTAATCATACTGCCTATTACAAAAATAATAACTCAATTAATACAATCGATTTATTATTACGAGAGTATGATAACATCATCCCTATCACTGATTATGCAGAGCACTTGATTGGTGGTACAAAATTTGCATTTATCTCTTGGATTAATAAAGAGAATGAACAGCAAACTCTAAACCTTATTAATAAGAGCACTGCAAAAATTGCTGTTGGGCATTTAGAACTTAACGGGTTTGCTGCTTATCGTGGGTTCATGCAAGACCGTGGATATGAAGCAGAGTATTTGAGGAAATTTGATCGTGTATTTACTGGACACTATCACACTCGTAGTAACGATGGTCAAGTCTTTTATTTGGGAAATCCTTATGAATTGTATTGGAACGATGTTAACGACCCTAGAGGCTTCCATCTCTTTGATACTGAGACATACGATTTAGAACAGGTTGATAATCCCAATCATATGTTCTACAACATCTATTATGAAGATACTCCTCATCAGATGTTTAATGCTTCAGAATATGCCGGTAAAATCGTTAAAGTTATTGTTCGTAAAAAAACAAAACCAAAAGACTTTGAAAAGTTTATTGATAAACTGTATACTGTTGGTGTAGAAGAACTCAAAGTTATTGAAAACTTTGATTATAATCAAGGATGGTTACATGGAGAAGATTTAGATATTAGTGAAGAAGAGAATACGATGTCTATTTTAAATAGATGTATTGAAGATACTGAAACAGATATTGATAAGTCTAGAATTAAAACCCTATTCGGTTCTTTATACTCAAAAGCTTGTGAAGTTGAATAATGTTTTTATTGACTGAGAAAGATAAAAAGGAAGAAGGGGCATATGCCGTAAAAGATCGTAGAGGAAACAAGGTCCTTTTTATCTTTGAGGAAGAAGACGATGCAGTTAGATATGCACAGCAACTTGAAGAAGATCATGGAGTTGAAATGTCAACGATTGAGATTGAAGAAGACCTTGCAATAAAAGCCTGTGAGCTGTATAATTATAAGTATTCAGTGATTACCTCCCAAGACATCGTAATTCCACCTTCACAAGATGATAACATTTGAAAAAATTAGATGGAAGAATTTTTTATCTACTGGAGATCAGTGGACAGAAATTCAACTCAATAAGAGTTCCACTACATTGGTTATAGGTACAAACGGTGCTGGAAAATCTACAATGCTTGATGCATTATGTTTTGCACTATTCAATAAACCATATCGTAAGATTAACAAACCACAACTAGTTAATAGTTCCAATGAAAAGGGATGCTTAGTTGAGGTTGAGTTTTCTGTAGGACCTAAAAAGTATATGGTTCGTAGGGGCATCAAACCAAATGTGTTTGATGTTCTTGTTGATGGTGAAATGAAAAATAAAGAAGCTGATGACAGAGCAAATCAAAAGATTGTAGAAGATCAGATTCTTAAACTAAACTATAAATCTTTTACTCAGATTGTTATATTGGGTAGTAGTAACTTCGTGCCCTTCATGCAGTTGTCTCAGTCGCACCGTAGAGAGGTGATTGAGGACCTTCTTGACATTCGTATCTTCTCAGCTATGAACAACCTGCTGAAGGAGGATATTCGGCAGTCTAGAGAGGTTATTAAAAGTCTTACCCTAAAGAAGTCTAATATTAAAGATAAGATTTCAATGCAATCATCTTTCATTGAAGATCTAGAGACCAGGCACAAAGATAATATTGATAAGAACGAAACAAAGGTAGAGAGACTCATTCAGGATGCTTTGGAAGCAGACGAAAATAATAAAAAACTTTCGTTACAGGTAGAATCTCTGCAGAATGAGTTAGGTAATTATAACAATGCAACTAAAAAACTTCGTGAGCTTGGTGGATTAAAAGGAAAGATATCTAATAAGGTAGCGACTATTACTAAAGAGCATAAGTTTTTCACAGAGAATACGGTATGCCCTACATGTACCCAATCTATCGAAGAAGATTTTAGAATAAATAAAATCAGTGACGCTCAATTTAAAGCAAAGGAACTCCAAGAAGGTTTCTTAAAACTGGAGGAGTCGATACGGATAGAAGAAGATAAAGAGCGTCACTTCAAAAAATTATCAACGGAGATTACTGAACTCACACATGACATTTCTCAGAATAATGTTAGGATTTCTGGATTTCAACGCCAAGTCAGAGATTTACAATCGGAAATTCAAACTCTTACCAGTCAGCTACAAAACAGAAATTCTGAACATGAGAAGTTAGATGGGTTTAAGGACGATCTTCAAGTAGTATTTGGGAAACTTGCCGATAAAAACGAGGAAGTCAAATACAATGATTTTGCTTACTCTATGCTCAAAGATGGCGGAGTAAAGACAAAGATAATCAAAAAGTATCTTCCCCTTATTAATAAGCAAGTTAACCGATATCTTCAGATGATGGACTTTTATGTCAACTTACATCTTGACGAAGAATTTGGAGAGACGATTCAAAGCCCGGTCCATGATAAGTTCACTTATTCCTCGTTTTCTGAGGGGGAGAAAATGAGAATTGACTTGGCACTTCTCTTTGCTTGGAGAGAAGTTGCCAGGTTTAAAAACTCTGCTAATACAAATCTCTTAATTCTAGATGAAGTATTTGATAGCTCTCTAGATACTGTAGGTACGGATGAGTTTACTAAGATTATTAGATTCGTTATTCAAGATGCAAATACCTTTGTGATTTCTCACAAAGCAGACATGCTGGACAAATTTAATAATGTGGTAGAATTCAGTAAGAAAGGTGGGTTCTCTTACATGAGTGAAAAAACATCCGTTGAAGGATAGATTATGTACATTGTAAAAAATCTTTTATCTAAAGGTGATGTCGAACAAGTATATGGGCACTTGATGGGAGAAGCGACTTGGAAAATTGGTGGCGCTTATGGCGGTATTGATGATCCACTTACGCATTATCCAAGAACAGTGGCTATGGATGCTAATGGTATGCACAGTCCTTTCTTATCTGGATACTTTATTTGTTTGATGAGTGTTCTTCGTGATAGAATACAAGAAGAGTATGGGTTTACTTTACCAGTTGGATCACTAGGTGCGATTGGATTCAACGCACAAAGAAAAGGAAATATTTCTGTCTTCCATACAGACGGTGATGCTAAAGGTAAATACATTTGGAGCGTTGTTGGATTTCTTACTCCTCAATGGGACCCCTCATGGGGAGGTGAACTACAAATAGAGGATCGTACTTATACTTTTGAGCCTGGAGATTTTGTTGTCTTTAGATCAAACGAACTTCATGATGCTCTTCCTATCAAAGTAGATACTCCTTTCTGGAGAGTTAGTGTTGCTTGTATGATGGGTAGGTAGACGCATTACAAACTGTCCACTAAAGACCTCTGACTACTGTCAGGGGTTTTATAATAGGTACATACGAGAGAGGTAGCATGTTCCACGAGATCAAAGGCAAACTGGCACGATTGCTCGCTACTGAGAATCTAATTGTTGAGCATCGTGCTGTTGAGACTGCTCAGTTTGATGTAGTTCGTCGTGTACTAACTCTACCTAATTGGAAGATATCTTCGGTTGATGTATATGATCTCTTGGTATCTCATGAGGTTGGTCATGCTCTATTCACAGACCCTAGGAATTGGTCTGTAGAATTAGAATGGAGTGATGTACCTCAAACTTTTGTGAACATTACTGAAGATGCTCGCATTGAAAAGTTGATGAAGCGTAGGTATGCTGGTCTTTGTAAGACATTTTATCGTGGATATTCTGACCTTAATGATAGTGACTTCTTCGATATTGAAGGTGAGGATTTAGATAAGTTTTCTTTTGCTGATAGGATAAATTTGCATTTTAAACTGGGCACTCATGTCAATATTGAATTCTCTGAGAAAGAGATGGTAGTTGTTGATGCCGTTGAAAATGCTGAGACTTTTGATGACGCTTTGATGGCAGCAAAGCTTTTAAATGATTTTGTGAATGACGAACCTTCCACTCCAGAAATCCAACCACAAGTGGGAAATACTACTAGTGAAGTTGAGCAAGAAGGTATGACGCATGAAGAGATGCTGGAAGAAGCAGCGAAAAGGGAGGAAGAGAATAGAGAGACCGAGCAAGTTACCGAGAAAGTACCGAGCGAGTCTGATGAAACTGGAAGTGAAGATGATGAGACCGTTGATGAACAAGAGTCTAAAACTGCTGAGGCATTTGAGAATCATCTAAAGAATCTTGCTGATATGGAAGTTCATGAAAATAATTATGTGACAATTCCTAAGATCGATTTGAATCATACTGTTATTTCTGCTAAAGAAATTCACGAATATGCTGAGGAAGAATGGCAAAGGTGGTTTGAGGAGCGTAAAGAATATCACTCATACTATACTGATATGCTAGCTCGTCAAGATGATGAATTTAAAAAATTTAAGAAAGATTCAAACAAAGAAGTTAATTATTTGATTAAAGAATTTGAATGTAAGAAGTCTGCAGATTCTTATGCTCGTGCAACAACTAGTCGTACTGGAGTTTTGGATTGCTCTAAGCTGCATACCTACAAATATAATGAAGATCTTTTTAAAAAAGTTACTACTACTCCAGATGGTAAGAACCATGGATTAATTTTTGTTTTGGATTGGTCTGGATCTATGGCAAATTCTCTCATCCCAACTATTAAACAACTCTATAATTTGATCTGGTTCTGTCGTAAGGTAGGTATTCCTTATGATGTATATGCATTTACTTCTGAATGGAATTATAAAGCGGGTCGTTTCTCTAATATTGAAAAGAAAGAAGGTACGATATCTGTTAGTGATGAGTTTTCCATGCTCAATCTTTTGACTAGTAATGTAAATAATGCTAGTGCTAATCGTCAAATGATGAATATTTGGAGACTTGCTAGCTCCTTTACAGATCATTCTGGGCTTTGTCCTGCTCGTCTATACTTATCAGGTACTCCTTTAAATGAAGCTATCATAACTCTTCATTATATTATTCCTGACTTTAAAAAAAGGAATGGAGTGCAGAAAATAAATTGTGTTATTCTTACCGATGGTGAAGCACAAGTTCCCTCTCGGACTGTCATGATGAAGCGTAGTTGGGAATGTGATTATAGTGTTCGTAATCGTAGGATTGGTGACAGTACTATTCTTAGAAATCTTAAAACTGGAACGGTTCGTCCTCTCTCTTGGATCTACTCTCAGTTTACTAAGTGTATGTTGACTGACTTAAAAGAAACTTTCCCTAATACAAACTTTATTGGATTTCGTATTTTGGAACACGGAGGGTCTTACTCGGCAATGATCCGTCAATACATTGATAGATGGGAAGATCAAGAGAAAGCAATCCGTAGTTGGAGGAAAGAAAAAACCTTTACTATTAAAAATGCTGGATATGATTCCTACTTTGTTGTGGGTAATTCATCTCTTTCTAATAGTACTGAGTTTGCTGTTAACACTGGAGCATCAAAGGCAACTATAAAAAATGCTTTTAAAAGATCCTTGTCTAGTAAAAAAATGAACAAGAGAATTTTAAATGAATTTATTTCTTTGGTAGCATGAAAGACATTCAGGAATGGAAAAAGAGAGCTCTGGCAGATCCATCTCTCAAAGAAAGACAAGTGCAAATATTAATACATGGTCCTAAGTCTCTTACCGATGCTTGGTTTCTTCAAGCAATGAAGTACAAGTATGGACGATTTGATGACTGACCACTCTGCCCCTGACTCTGCCCCACTCTGCCCTATAATAACTACATCAACGAAAGACACCATGGCGCTATCTTCTGATTACATCCGCACTTCTCTCCAAGCACTTTATGGTGATAATGTAACTGGTTCTGATATTCGTGCATGGTGTGCTTTGAATGAAACTAACTATCAAACAGTTACTAAGAGATTGGATCAGTTTAAAGTTTCTCGTGGAAAATGGGACTTGACTATTCAAGAAAAGCTTGAAGAAAATTACACTGCACCATCAGCCATTCCTTCTTTGGAAATTCAAAATCTTATTCCCCCCAAAGATCCTCAATATGTTCCCTTTGGTAACTTTTCCGATGTGAAAAAAATTATCAAATCAGGTGAATTCTATCCTTGCTTTATCACAGGACTCTCTGGTAATGGTAAGACACTCTCTGTCGAACAAGCATGTGCTTCTCTAAATAGAGAACTCATTCGTGTTAACATCACAATTGAGACTGACGAAGATGATCTTATTGGTGGGTTTCGTCTTGTTAATGGCGAAACTGTTTGGCATAACGGTCCAGTCATCGAAGCTCTTCAACGTGGAGCAGTATTACTTCTAGATGAGGTTGACCTGGCATCTAATAAGATCCTGTGTCTTCAATCTATTCTGGAGGGTAAAGGTGTATTCCTCAAGAAGATTGGTAAGTTCATTCAACCCAAAGATGGTTTCACTGTTATCGCAACAGCAAACACCAAGGGTAAGGGTTCTGAAGATGGTAGGTTTATCGGCACCAACGTTCTCAACGAAGCCTTTCTAGAGAGGTTCTGTGTGACCTTCGAACAGGAATATCCTACTCCTGTAGTAGAAACTAAGATCCTAGGTCACTTATGTGATGATAAGAAGTTCTGTAAGCACCTGGCTGATTGGGCTGATATCATCCGTAAGACCTTCAATGAAGGTGGTATTGATGAGATTATCAGCACCCGTCGTTTGGTTCACATCGTCAAAGCGTATTCAATCTTTGAAGATAAGACCAAGGCTATTGGAGTTTGTCTCAATCGTTTCGATGATGAGACTAAACAATCTTTCATCGAACTTTATGATAAGGTTGATGTAGAATTCCAAATGAATGAACTGGAAGATCAAATGTATGTTGAAGAAACCCCTGAATTCTGATATACTAAATTATGAACGCATGGTCGCTACTTTATGAGGAACTTGACATGAGTAAAAACATTAAAGAAGGAGATCCCCAAGATTTCTGGTATGAAGATGGTATCAGTCTTGTAGGAAATCCATACATCACTGGTTCACCTTCAAGTGATACTATTAACTTTTCATCAACTGTTATTGGTGGTGGTATCCTAGGAGGAGAGGGTGAGGATCACATCAGTTTTGATGGTCCAGTTAGTATCCCTGACTTCCCCACAACAAAGACTAGATGGAAGTATGATGAGGAAAAGATCCTCTCAGAGTTGTCCGATTATATTTCTGGTACATATAACCAACATTATTCTGCTGGTACTGATAAGGTACAGACACTTGATCTCATTGAAGCCTGTGGTGACGGTGAATCATTCTGTCGATCTAACATCCTAAAGTATGCCTCTCGATATGATAAGAAAGGTACAGCACGACGTGACATTATGAAGATCCTGCATTATGCTGTTCTTCTGTTACACTTCAACGACAAAAACGCACAACGAGAAACCTATCCTCAATGACAATGAAACTTTCTGAATCAACCGTTAATCTTCTCAAGAACTTTAGTTCTATCAATCAATCTATCCTGTTCAAGGAAGGAACTAAACTTCGTACTATTTCAGTGATGAAGAACATTCTGGTTGAAGCAAATGTATCTGAAGAGTTTCCACGGGACTTTGGTATCTACGATCTCAATCAGTTCCTCAATGGTTTGTCTCTTCACGCTAACGCTGAACTGAACTTTGATAATCAGGAATATGTCCTGATCAAAGAAGGTCGTATGAGGAGTAAGTATTTCTTCGCTGATCCTTCTGTGATTGTTGCACCTCCTGAGAAAGAGATCACTCTT